GTTACAATAGATGAATGGTTAAGGATACATGAGGTTACCAAAATATGAAATGTCTAGCACCATGGCATAGTATTTTGGTACGTTTTAACGGTGATATAGTACCGGACGGAGTATACAAGGCTCGCTATGGAAACGTGCTTAAATCGTCTTTAAATGACGTCTTAAACAGCTATACAGCAACGCACACTAAAGATTCTTTGCGTATGGGTCAACTACCACCCGAGTGCGAACAATGTGCTTTAAAAGAAGAATCTGTGGGTCATAGTAGGCGTTTATTCTTCCGTGATATACTTAATCCAATGGTTGAAAACAAGGAGTACGATTACTCCAAAAACTTCACAGACATACTATTTTTGGAGTTTAATATGAGTAATATCTGTAACCTAAAATGCCGTATGTGTAATGGTATTAGTTCAAGTGCTTGGGTCAAAGAAGAAAAGAAATTAGCTGAAATATCAGCAGACTACCAACGCCCAGTAGATCATCCTGAATTTGGTTATACTAATAAAAGTGAAGAAATTATTCAAAGATTATTTGAGGATCCTACACCATTTATGAACTTACGTTATCTAAGTATTAAAGGTGGAGAACCTTACATGGAACCTGCAAACAAAAAGATATTGCAGAAGTTTATTGACTTAGGAGTTGCAAAAAATGTTACACTTGACTGGACAACGAATGGTACGATCGTTGATGAAGAAGTACAGGAACTTGCTAGACACTTTGGCGAAACTAAATGGACAGTAAGTTTAGAAGGTACTGGTAGCTTATACGAATACATTAGAGGTGGTAAGAACTTTACATTTGAACAGCTCAATGAAAATCTAAAACAATATGACTTTGATAGAATCATTATTGCTGTAACTGTGATGGCATATAATATCTCACACTTAGATAAAATACATTGGTGGTTTGAAGAAAATAAAAAAGACAACTGGGAAATATATTTTAATAATGTAGTGGCCACTCCTGCATATTTGAATCCAAGAGTTTTACCTAATAAGATACTTGATAAGATTGATTTTAGATTTCCTAATATAAACTATACAAATAACGATAGTAAACTATTAGATACGTTTGTAAACTATACTAAAGATTTAGATAAAATTAGAGATACAAATGTTTTAGATCATTGTCCGGAACTTACTGATCTTTTTGTATAGGATCCATTGCCATATAATGAATATTAATATCTGTAGGACTATCAATTACCCACTTAACAAACTGTCCAGCTTGTTGTAAACTAATCTTATTCCTATTGTCTTTTCTTTCTTTTTGACTCTGTGAACTTAATTGTCCAAATGCTATATTACTAACTTTTATTTCGCTGTTACCCCAACAACTATCATTACTCATTTTCTTACTCAACCCGTCTAATAATGTTTTATTGTCAATGTAATTTTGAGGACTATAACCTGATTCCCAATAAGAACTAGTACTGCTTATGTTTATTATGTGTCCTCTTTCAAACTTTTTATAAACTTCTTCTAGTATTCTATTCTGTTGTCCATCTGGACCATACAAGCTGTTTACAAATACATCAAAGTCTTTCGCATGGTTGGCAACTTTTTCTGCGTCATTCATATCCCAGCCATTATGACGTCCTATGAATTCTACCCTATTGTTATTGTATGCTTCGTAAATACCTTTGCACAAACCTTCATAGTTAGGATTTCCTGTTACTAATATTCTACTCATGATGTTTGTTATTTCCTTTATGCCAACCTATGTCTTGAATATTTATGCTATTGCATTTAGGACATACCCACCATTCATCTGTGTTATCATCTGTTGCTAGATCCTGTGCTACACCTCTCCAACCACAGACACCGCAGAGCCAGTTCCAGATTTGATTCATTCCTTCAGCAAGTGCTACGTTATCTTCCATTCGTCCTGTTCCTTCCTTATGTATATGTCGCTTAAACAACTGCATATACTCTTACCACAAATTATAGGTTCTGTAGGCAATTTATATCTTTCCAAGTTACCTATTGCTCCTCCGAATTGGCAGTCTGCTCTATACATATTACCCCACATATCTATATTGACACCATCTATGCCAGCCCAACATTTCCAACCTACAAACTTATTCTTGCCTTCTAGTATAAGTTCATTAGCGTCAACGTCTTTAGCATCTTCAAACCAATCATTAAGTTTTAATTGCATCTTTCCTCTGTGTACATCTTTATCATCAATCTTTCTAGTAAAAGGCCAATTCTTTATTAGATCCTTTTGTTTGTCTGTGTAAGTAACTACTTCATTTGTAATGTTATCGCTATACGTTTTATCAACAATTACCTTTGGCCATATTGTTGCGTTAGCTGTACTACTAAAGATTTTTTCTGATATACTAAATGCTTCATCGAAATCATCTGGTAACAACATCATATTAATTACTGTTGTAATTTTAGATTCATTAATAACCTTTATAAAATGCTCTGGGTCTGCGTATGCTTTATGATAACTTAACATCATAGCATCTGTGAAAGGAGCAATACGTTTAAAGTATTCCGGACTTTGACTACCGTTACTTACAAATGAAAACTTATGTCCTTGTTCTTTAACACATTCAGCCATGTCAATAAAATGTTTCCAGTATGTAGGTTCTCCGCCACTTATTCTAAAACAAATATCCTTTTTTACTTTTAAATTTTTTATAAAACGTTCTACAGTTTCCCAACGTGGCTGTCCTGTACTACCATTATGTAGTATGTCTGGACAATACTCACAACGATAGTTACATTTATTAGATAGTGTCCAACTAACTAAAAACCAATCGTTCTTTGTAATGTCCTTGTAGCCTAGTTTCATTACTCACTCATACTATGTTTTATAATAAGATCGTGTGTACGTTCATTTAACTTAACTGTTAAAATTAAAGCATATAGCCCGTCACTAAAACTAAACACACTATGATCTTTTTGAAAGTTAATAAAATATAAAAATCCTGGATCTGGATACATAGGCTTACCGTCAAGCATATGAACAAAGTTCTCAGGTTTACAATTTCCCATTACCATAAGCAATCTAAAGTATTCTGGATCTGCTCCTGGCCAATCTCTATGTGGAGGAAAGAATCCTCCTTGGTCAACACGTAATAAATGAACACGCCCAATGTCTGGTGAAAATACATCAACAAGTTTTGCTAGTTCAGGCATCTTATGATATACTTCAGTAGGAGTTGTGAAGTTTTCTTCTTTCATTTCAACATCATGATAACGTTGCATATGACCAAAACTATTCAGATGATAATTATCCATCACATCACCACTATGGCTTGTTATAGGTAATCCCCATCTATTGTTAACTTTATCTTTCTTAACATTGTACGGGCACCAGTTATCCTTAAACTGTTCTAAATCTCGTACACATTCCCATGGATCAACTTTTAATTTAAGTTTAACTGTATCACCTAAATTAGTAAGTCCGTTCCATAGCATCGCTCTATTAATGTCCATTAATATATTCTCCTAATTCTTTAAAAGTTTTGCTATAATCAGTCCCTCTAGTTTTATCAGTTACAGCCAAATACTCACGCAAAGCCGGTAGCTTATTACTCCAATCGTCCTGCATCATGTATTTAATCAACCCTCTCCAACGTTGAGCACCATATGGGTGCTGGTTGAATTCCAAATTAAACTTCTGTCTATCTATGAAGTTTTCTACTTTGCCCTTTATCCAAAGTTTTGCTTCCTGTGGTAAAACTTGTACATTTAGATATGATGGCAAATAAACCAAATGTGTTCCTATAATACCTCCTCCAAACATTGAAGGATTAATCTTGCTAAAGCCTTGATCCATTTTCCATTCAGCTAATTCATCTATGTAACCTACATTTAGTAATTGTACTGCACAGGCAATATTAATAACTGTATTATCCTTTGTATTCTCATCTAGCCTTCTTAAATTAGTTTCAACGTCCGACCACTTGCTTGGGTAACGTATGTAATCGTTACGTTCTCCGTAAGCATCTATGCTAAAGTTAAAACGTACTTCTTTAAAATGTTGCCATAACTTAAATAACTTGTCTGGCAATTCTAAACCATTTGAGTTATATCTTAAGTTACAGTCTTTGGCATATCCTTCGTCAACCATGAACTCTAATATTTTATAATGTTCTGGTATTAACAATGGCTCGCCACCTGCAAAATATAATTCTTGTATATTAAATGCTTGATGCTTCATTGTATCTATGAAGGATCCTTTTTTATACCAAGTATAATCAAATTGATCGTCCCAACCTTGATCTGCAATAAGATCTTTATTCTTATACTGTGGCATTTGTAGTTTCCATTCCTTAATCCAACTTGAACTATCATGTGGACTACACATAACGCATTTAAGTTGACATAGGTTACCTAAACGTAAATCAAAGTAAGGAATACTTACAGGTGCAGTACCATCTTCTTTTGTACTAGCAATAAGTTGATCAAAGTCTACACGTTGTTTCCATTCTTCAGTTTCCCATAGACGCTTACTTGAAATACCTTTTGCTTCTTCACTAAAACATTTTGTACAACTACTAGGTATTTCACCGTTCAGCATTTGTAGTCTTGTTCTTCTCATGTGTTCGCTATTCCATACTTCTTCTATTGTATGGTCACGTAGGTTCATAGCAATACCATCTTTCTTAACAAGTCCTGCTGTCTTTTCATCTTGTTTACCCGCACCACTGGCATTGGCAGTACAACAAACTCTAACATCACCGTTAGGTCTTGTAGCTAAATGTATCCAGGGTAATGGGCAAAATGTTTTACTCATACTATCGCTTTTCCTACTTGTTCACCTATTTTTTTATAGTCTAATATTTTTCCTGTAACAGTACAGTCTTTCATATTATTATAATTAATCGCTTGTAGTGTTATACAATCACCTGTTGTTTGTGCAAGTATACCTATTGCACTATGACAATCACCGTCTACAAACTTCAATGCTGTACGTTCTGCTAATACACAATAAAATGTATCCAGATGATTTATTTGCCTTACTAGAGCTGTGTAAGGACTCATAGTACGTGTCTGTATAGCAATAACACCTTGTCCAACTGCTGGTAACATTTTATCAAATCCAAACGTATGTGTAATATGATCTTGTAAACCTAATATCTCTATTCCAGATCTTGCCAGTACAACTGCATCATACTCACCGTTTTCTACTTTTCTAATTCTTGTTGGTACATTACCTCTAATATGTTTTACTACTAATGATTCATCTATTAGTGTAAGCTGTTCTAATCTTCTTGGTGATCCTGTTCCTACTACTGCACCAGGGTGTAGTTTTCCTACTACACAATCTCTTGGATCATTACGTTTCAGTACTCCTGCAAGGATTAACTCCTTGGGCATTATAGTTGGTAAATCTTTTGTGCTGTGTACTGCAATATCAATAGTTCCGTTAAACAATTCATCTTCTATACGTTTACAAAATACTCCTTTGCCGCCTATGTCAGCGATAACTTTATGTTCATGAATATCTCCGTCTGACTTTATAGGAACTATTTCTACAGTACAGTCTAGCTGTTCTAGTTTTTTAGTTACTAGTTCTGCCATAGCTAATGACAGTTCGCTACCTCTACAACCTAGTTTGACTTTCATTGTTTTCTTCCTATTAGCATATACCTTGTGTACTTAGGCAATTCTAATTCTGATTCTTCAGATACGTTTAGTTTAGACTTGCGTTTAAATTCTGCTAGATCTTTCATACAGTTTACGTGTTCTTTATGCTCAAAGTAGTTATTACTTTGTAAAATAATTTGTGCTCCATCAGGTACATTACCTAACCAAACATTATATTGTTCTTCTGTAATGTGTTCACAACTTGTATTAATAACAAAGTATGGTTCTCTTTTATATTCATAGTCACACATATCAGAAGTTACACTTTCAAACTTACCTTCCATCTCATAACGTTTATTCATCATACTAGCAATTTCTTGACACTTGGGATCTATATCAATACTTGTGATATGTTTAATTCCTAGTTCACTATTAAACATCATACAAGCTAATACACCATTCCACCCTCCGTGTATTACGCACTCTGCGTTTCTAATTGACTTATGTTTTTCAAGTGCTTCAATCAACCACAGCTTACTCTTGATCTGTCCACCCCAGAAACTTTCAAGTGTACGATCCTTGTCTTCGCTGTTACGAATTGCGTCCATCCAATACTTTATATCATTGATATCTATTTTCATTAAAAGCCTATTCTTATTCCTATATTATGATTATCTCTGATAACATCATAATTATAAACAATGTTATACGTATGCCATATAGCTCTATACTTTTCAGGTATCATCTTTGTTGCTTCATAGTGTGCAAATCCTCTAGCAATAAAATAAGTTATAACTTGAAACTCATTTGGGTGCTTACCTAATATTTTATTCTTTTCATAATAGTTGTCATTGTTTGCTATTTCTAAAGTCTGTAACATATCTATTGTTTGTAATATATTAAAAGCAATGATACCTTTCTTATCAGTTTCTGTTAAAGGTTCTTTGTAAAACTTTTGCAACTCTATTGCATTTGCAGGAAACATCATTATATATAAAAATAAAATTACTCTTGCTATCATTTTCTAACTTTCTTGTTATACTCCAATGCTTCTTTTAACAAGGTTAAATCAACACCATTTTGTTTTGCGGTATAAATTATTGCTTGTATATCTTTAGGAAAACAATGTCCACCAAAGCCTCTTTCTTTTGTAACTTCGGTATGACTTGTACCTATGCGTTTATCTGCACCTATACCTGTTGCAACTGCATCATAGTTAATACCTGTTGCTTCACATAAGTCATATACTTGATTAAAGAATGCAACCTTGTTTGCTAAAAAACTATTACGAAAGTATTTAACTAGTATTAATTCACGTGGATCTGCAATACCAATGCTAATATTACCTAATACATTAACAAAGACTGACTGCCAGAAGTTTATGTTTCCGCCACCAAACATAAAATCCTTTGTATTCAATAGATCCTGTTCTGCTGTATTGTTGCGTAGAAACTCTGGGCTAAATGTTATATCCCTATCTGGAAAGTGTTCCATTAATGTTTCCCAACCTTCTAAACTAATTGTACTCTTTATTATAACAGGTACTTTAGGTGAACGTTCTATTACATCATATACACTATTAATTAAACAAGCACCGTTTTCATATGACGGTGTTGCTGTACATACAATTAATCCTTCCGTATCACTACTCATATCTTTGTATCCTTTAAACGGATCATATATTTCTATGTCGTAATGACCTCCAAACACCTTATGATGTGCTTGTCCTACTGCTCCATACCCTGCAATCGTTATTTTCATTTCTTCTCCACAAATTGTTCACGTAACTTATCAAAACTTCCACATTGTTTTGAACATTCTTTTAATCCACAAGTTGACCATTGACTGCTTATTAAGTCAAAGAATCCACTATCAAATATTTCTTTTAAACTTTCATCATGTAAGTTAGGAAACCTTTTAACTTTCATCATGTAATCCATCTTACTTGGAAACAGTTGAGGCATCCATTTTAAATCTAACCAACAGCAAGGAGCAACGTCACCACTTGCACTAATATATAACATATGATCTTCAACTGCTTTACAATTAATCTTTGGTAGCTTTTCTTCTCTGGCCGCTTCAGCTGGTGCTATCATTTCTAAACTTTTCTTTGAAGGATAAAGAGTATCAACTTTATTCCAGTTTTCATCTATAACATCAAACTTTCCATCTCTAAAACGTGTAGTGTGTTTAACTTGAAAGTCCTTGAATCCTAATTCTTTAGATAACGCACGGCAATCTTCAATTTGATGTTCATTGTGTTGAAATACAATCATATCCCAACGTGCTTCTCCGCCAGCTTCAATAAATGTTTTTGCATTTTCTATAATTTTGTTCCAGTTTGTGTTTACCCTGTACCTTGCATGAGTATCTTCTAACCCATCAAGAGCAAAAGCTGATACAACTTTTATTTTTGCAAGTTCTCTCCACCATTGTGCTACACGACCACTTCCGTTAGTGTGCATTGTTAAACCCATTGTTTCATTATTTCTTCTTAGGTACTGATATATTTCTAATGTATCCTTTGCAACAATAGGATCTCCTAGGTTACCACACATATTAAGATGCCATAGCTGTTTTATAAAATCTACACTGAACCATTTTTTAAATAATTCTATATTAACTTCTGCCAAAGTGATAGAGTCAAGTAGAGGACCACCATGCACACGTCTAGCACACATAGGACATTTCGCTTGGCATTTAGAAGTAACTTCTAAGTGTATCGATTTTATGTCTTCTAACTTATACATTCTTTTCCTTTGGTATCTTACTGTCTGCACTACTAACACACGTTGGAGTTATACAAGGCATTGGTGCTTTAAACAGCTTAAATCCTTCTTCTAACGTGCCTAAAGGTTCATCATGACAACTATATGCACGTTTCACTTCATTGCTTCTTATGATACAACTTTGATATCCACTGTTACACATCCAACCTTTAAATTTGTTAAATCCGTATGCGTTTAATCTTTCTGCTTGATCAATCCAGTATTCTATTCCTTTAGCATCATATAATGCGACTTGGTAACCGTCTTGTTGGTTTTCGGTTCGTAAAATTTCTTTTTGGGCTTCCGTATAACCACCCACAACAAAACTAGCAGTAGGGTCAGACTGAGGCTTAAGAGTAACATGAAGACCTCTATCCAAATCGTTTGCTTCTATCATAATATTCTTCCCAATGTTGTGGGACCATAACTTGATTAATTGTTACAAGTACACCTTCGTCTTGTAAGTACAATAGTTTGTCCCCGAATTCTTTTTCATCAGCAAACTCGGCATGGTAACTTGCTGTAATACTTCTTCTGTCCATAACATGAGTTGCGTCTAACCATCTTGTCCACCAACGTTTTGCAGGACTGCAATTACTTGTCATGTGTATACTTAAATATTTACTTTCGTAATCTTCATAGTGTTTAATTAAATCAATAAACTTTTTATATGCTGTAGGTTCACCGCCACTAAAACTAAAATGAAACTTGTCAAAGCCATTTTCTCTAGCTTGGCGTTTTATCTCGTCTATTGCATTTGTATAAATTTTAAATTCTTGATGGTCAGGTGTACTGCTTCTAGCATAGGGCCAACAATAGCTACAATTATAGTTACAAAAACGTCCAAGGATCCAGGACACAGAAAACAAGTTGTTTTCCAACATAGTCCTTTGTCCTAGTTTTGTTATATCCTTAAAGGGTATCATTCATTTCATCCATATGGAAACGTTCTTGTAACCAATCAAAGTCATTTATTTTTGCTAAAGAGCTAGGCTCAGACTTGTAATTATTACCATAGTCACGACCACTCCTAGCGCCAAGGATACAAAATCTACCGAACTCTTTTTCAGAGCCTGTTGTACACCATGTATCAAGTCTTTTATTTGTTTCATCATCTTCTTGCCCCTGTATTATTTTACTAGACAACTTAACACATTCTCTAAAAGCACTTTTCCAAGTACTAAATTCATCTGTGTTAAAGCTAGTAATATTACTCACGAATGGCATAGCCTTGAACCTATCACTTATACTGGTAGTCATATCAGTACTGCTAATATCTACGTTCATAGTGAGACGTCTAGGTAGGAGTTTGACACCTCCATAACCGTAGATT